TTCTTGACTCTTACTCTAATATCCTTCTGTGGGTATCTTATTTGATAGACCTGACTTGGTTGTGCAAATATAGTGTCATCAACTGGTCTTATCTGTCTTGTTGCATCATCAACATATGGCATTGATGTCTGAGATGAAGAATATTGACCACCAACTTCATTATAAATTTGAATTCCCGCAACAGTAATAACTCCATTCTCATCTTGAACTAAACTATTCAATTGGGCTAAATAAATGTTTTGTCCTAACTGTCTAACTTGTGGATCCATGAATGTTGAGATCTTATTAACAATGTTTGAGATAACTTGACCTTGGTTCTGTGTTGAGTCTAAAACAACTGCAATATCAACACTAACATCAATCACTTCTGCAGTTTCAATTGAAATATAATCATTCAACATTCTATAGTTAGATAGATAATTTGCTAAATTTTGTTTTAAAGTATTTGAAACAATTGAGGTTAATTTACCTGAGGTATCGTAAGATAATATTTGAACTAATACTTTATTATTGTTTTCCGTGATCGCAACTTTAGCCGGTGCTCCGAATTGTGATGGCATTTTTCTAACAAGTGCCTCATAATCATTAACTGTAACCGCTCTATTCTGAGACGCGAAGTTGAAAGATACATAATTTCTTGCATCCTCTACTGTTGGTTGTCCTGCACCTCCAATAGCGGCGGTAACATTATTACATCTTAATGACCCAACAACCTGTTGGTTTATTGATTCAGATGGACCATTCACAAAAAATGACACTGTTCCAACTTGATTAATAACATTGGTTCCTAAGTTTGTTGATAATCCTCCACCTGTTCTATATTGAATAAACAAAGTAGTATTTGCCTTAAGAGCCGACCCTAATGATAAATTGTTTTGATACAATTGTAGGTTCAGAGGAACCCCCAATGTGGTAAACTGATTAAGAGCATCTTGAGCTGTGTTTGTTCCACCGCCAAAAGTCATCTTTAAAAATCCTTCAGGTGTGTATTCAGTAATAAACTTGTCTTGTGTTTGAATATAACGACCTACTTTAATACCTGGCTGGTCTGATACTTTGGTTGGGTCTTCGATGAAGATTCTATCTTCAGCTAAAGCATCAACTTCATACCATTTGTTTTGTAGACCTAAAAATTCATTAACTGTAGGTACTGTCGTGTAACTTGTACCATCCTTTAAAAGAACACTTGTAACACCTAACACATTCTTTTCAGGTAGAAATACCTCTAAGAATGGTCTTACGTCACTAGGAGTGATTACTCTTTTGAATACCTTAGTAATACCGTTAACAACAACTTCTCTTTTAGTTATAGTATAGTTAACTAGCCTATTACTACTATCAAAGTTTGGTATTTTAAGTCTGTTAGGAAATCCTTGAGAATTATATGGAGATGAGAAATCAATATCTTCTACGTTTTCGAAAACTTGTCCTGCACCTAAAACTTGTGATCCTCTTCTTAATTGACCCAAATATCTTTCATCTTCTTTATCACCAAACGCAGGTACTGTTATTGAAAAATCAACTAAAGCAACTGAAGGTCTTTGACCCGGTAACTTTAATCCATAAGTTCTTGCTATGTTATAAATTGAAGATCTTTGTTGTGCATATTGAAGAACTGTCTCTTGAATACTTCTATCAATATGATAATGTAAGTTATCTGCAACGGCAGCGTTTAAATCCAAAAACACTGAGAACACCGAAGCGTCATTAAAGTTTTGAATTAATTCAGGATAATAAGTACGAACGTATTGTATAAGTTCGGATCTTATTCCTTCGAAATCTCGAGTTGTATATGATATCTTACGATTAGCCATCTATCTTAAATATTGATAATTACAAAATCACTTGTGGCAAATGCACTGTCTTGGACAGAGTATTCTATTTTTATTTTTGCAGTATACTCTGCGGTTCCTTTTCCAGGATATCTGTAAACAGGTGATGTTGGTAAATTTGATGTAAAAGCGTTGTCGTCAGCCTCTTCTTGAGGATCTAATGGGGCAACACTTATTTTGTTTATTAATAAATTAGGAATATATTTTTCAACCGAAGCCCTAATATCTGATTCAATCGCATCAAATGTTAAACCATCAAATGGTTCAAAAAGATACTCATAGAGTCTTGTACCAAAGTCAGGTAAAAAATATCTAGATCCTTTTCTAGTAAGAAGTAGGTTAATAAGATCCGCTCTGATTTCTTGCCCTGCAGTGTTAGTTAAATCTAAGTAATCACCACGAACAGAATCCCTGAAAGGAAAATTTATACCATATGTAGTTCCGTCTCCCATATAGTCATAAATATACTTGCTTTATTTTTCAATTAAAGTAGTATTGCCTTTAATTGATTTTGGTGTATAAGGACAATGTCTACATCCACTACCACAACAATAACCTCTTTTTATGTGGTACTCTTCTTTCATTACCTTAAACCCATTTTCCATATAAAACTCAGAAGGGAGAAGTGTTACCTTCTCCCTTTTGATATTTTCAGTTTTATTCATCTATTATTTTTAATTGATGTGTATATCCCGTTTAAAATATTCTGGACTAAATTATCGTGACTCATTATGCTGTTACAACCTCACATGCTCCCCCCGCACAAGCAACTTCACCTGATAAATCAGTATTGTCGTCAATCTCAACAATTTTAGACAAATCAACGTCTTTTAATGTTTCCATTAACTCTTCATATCTTTGTTCAGTACAATCTTCAAATGGTGCCTGTATGTATGATCCACCATCGTAAGGTAATACAGAAAGACCATTATAATATTCTCTATTCTCCCACATCCACTCTCCAACCGCAGGCCACTCGTGCTCTCTGATTGAAATTGTTGCAGATACGTTATGAGCGTTTGATCCACTTCTGTGACCTGGTTTAATCCATTCTTGTTGAACCTTCTTCACTCTCTCCAATAATTGGATTGGTGATTCGTTTCTTAAGATAGATCCTTCAGGTGCTTTTTGTGGAATACCGATAACCGCAGTATCATGTGGTCTAAAGTATTCATCTTCAACAAGTTCAGGATGGTTTTGTTTTAAATGAGCATAGATTGATTCGTTTTTACCAACTCTAACTCTTCTAACATAATAGTCATTATGCCAAGCATGAATACCTGATGAAGTACCTAAAGTTAAAGATGTAGTTCCTGCTGGTTTAACTGTTGTTGTTCTTGCCGCAGGATTAATTTTTAATAATTCAGCAACTATCTTATTCTCTTCTTTAACAACTTTAGCAGCTGCTTTCATATCTAATTTTAATACAGCTCCTGATCCAATTCCTGTCATAGAGATACCTACTAAAGCATCTTTTTCAGTTGTTCTTTGCCAAATTGGTCTTAAGTAGTGAAAGTTAGTATATCCAGCTTGAAGTGTTCCAATGAATGATGCTGCTCTTACTCTTGATTCATAGTCTTCTTGTGATACAACGTTTGATACGTTAACCTCAGTAAGGTTACAGAATTGGAATGGTCTAAGAGCGATTTCACAACAAGGATTAGTTCCCCAATCTTTATCGTTACTTAAGTAGATACCAGGTTCTCCTGCTCCACTCGCCTCAATTCTTTTCCATAAATCCATAAAATAATCTTTATTTATTTTATGTCTCATTAAACTAACTGAGTTATTAGCTCTACCTCTCTGTGGATTCTTTTCCCACCAAGCCCCACTCTTACAACTGATCATTTCATCATCAGATGCAGAGAATAATGAGATAAGTGCCGCTCTTCTAATACCACCTGCCAATACCGCATCTGCAATATGACAAACCATATCATGAACTTCAATTGGTCTCAATTTTTGACCATCTTCTTTTGAATCAAGAATACCTTCTAATTTGATAAGACATTCTTTTAATGGTTGAGGACCAGGTGCTTTACCACCTGATGTAACTAATCTAGCACCTTTTGGTCTGATGTCAGAGAAATCAAATTCGATTTTTGATCCACCGAAGAAATAAGACTTAACTAATACTTTAACGGCATCTGCCCATCCTTCAATAGAATCTGCAACTAACCATCTTCTTCCTCTCTCTTTGTTTGGTTTTCTGATTTCAGGTAATACTTCAACGTGATGTTTTTGTACTGAATAACCCACACCTGTTCCACCTAATAAAAGGAACATGATTTCTGAGAATACTCTCCAATCATCAACCGGTGCAAATGCACAGTTGTAAATTCTGTTGGGTGATATCTCAATTGGTTTTCCTGCAAATTGCATTGATCTCATTGATGGGAGAACTTGTTTCTTGTAAACATACATGTAGTTCTCACGGATTTCTTTTTCTAATTGGGGATACGTTTTAATATGCATCTCCATGTTTCTTGTTACGAGCTCTTGCCAAGTCTCTCTTCTTTTCAATTCTGGGATATACTTTGCGTACTTCATGTAAACTGTAATATCCGATAGAATTCGATTTGAAATGTCCATGTTTTTTTTGGTTTTTTTAAAAATGAATTTATTAAAAAATAGGGGATTTTAAATGATAAATATTACCTACAATACCATTCACCCTAATTTCTAATAAAAAATTCGTTGTTTTTTTTAAGTTTTTTTTCAAAGTAAGAGATATTTAAATCGTCTTACCTTGTTCTCTTTGTTTTCTTTTTTCAAGGAGTTCTTTAACTCTATCACTCTTCTTTTGTTCTTGTTGTCCTTCAAATCCTAAGAACGTTACTGAAGACTCAGTATCAATCTCTAAGAGTTCATTATTGAACTTACAGTTTTCAAATACTACACCGTCTTTACCAATTCTTGATTTAGTGATTGCAATTGTGGCTAAGTTTAACTCTTTTTGTTGTAGAGTTTTTGCAACAGAAATAATTACGTGTCCAACTTGTGCTTTCTTAATAGATCCACCCATTTGGTCTGTAGTTACAACCTCAGATGAGATTGAAGATCTATTACCTTGTGTTGCAGTCCAACCAACAAGTCCAAGTTCATGACACATGGCTTCAAAATGTCTCATCACTGATCCTTCACTTTTCCACTCATCTCCGAATGCTTTTTCAGGCATTACACAATCAATGTAGTCCAAAACAACCAAGTCTAACTTGTTACCATCAGCAATCATTTTTCTTAATTGATTTTTGATTTGTAACATTGTTAATGAATCGGAAGGTAATTTTTTTAGAACTAACTTATTCTTCATTGAGTTTTGAATCTCGTGAATTTTTTCGAACACTGTTTCTTTGTGTAAAACCAAATTATCTGGTTCAATACCCGTCCACATTGTAAAATGTTTTCTTTGAATGATTTTTGGATTGTCTTCAAAAAATATTTGAATGACATTGAATCCCAAGTTAAAGGCTGTGTTTGCTATCTTACTTAAGATGGTTGTTTTACCGACACCTGTTGGTGCCAATATAACCCCAATTTCTCCTTTAGCTAACCCACCCTTGAGTAGATTATCAATTCCTTTTATACCAATAGGTATTGGAGATCTAAAGTCGTCGTCTAAAACTAATTCCAAGTTGGCGAATACATCACCCGTCCCAAGGTCTCTTTCTCCTACTTGAATTGCTTCTCTAACAAGTTCTTCAACTTTGTCATAAGACTCGAAATCACCCTCATCGATAATCTTTTGTGCCTTTTGCATCGCCCTTTGGAGTTCCTGTTGTTTACAAAACTTTAAGGCTTTTTCTTGAACAAAAACACAACCATCAAATGGTGCGTCTTTAATTTGTTTAATAGTATCTAAAACAATTTTAACCGCCATTTCAGAAGTAATTTCTGACTTTGTTATTTGTTCAAGCGTATCAAACGTTGGTGTAGCTTGGTATTTTTGATAATACTCTTTAATCATTTGAACAATGATCTTAAAGTACTTATTATCAAAATATGAGAGTTCCAAAACATCCATGATGGTAGTCGAAAACTCTTTATCTACAATAATTTGGTTTAACAATTGAACCTGGAATGTATTTCCTAAATAGTCAAAATTTTTCTGCATAATCTCTCTGTACTCCCTTGAATTTATAAATAGTTGTTAGACCAACTCGATTCCACAATATTCGTGATTTAAATCGTGTTTTGAAAAAATGTCAGTTAAATTTGAAAGTATATCTTTCAAATATGGTCTTACGTCCACTGTATAACGAACTTTTGGTGGATATAATTTTCCGTCAAAAATTCTATGACAAATTGTCTCATCCCCGATCTTCACATAAATGTGAAAGTTTTCGTCTCCGTCAGTAAATGACGTGTTCATAATATTCGGATCATGCTCGATCGCTTCTTTGTTGTCCAACATATAGACAACCGTTTTCATCCTTAAATAATTGTGGAGTACTTCTTTAACATCATACATGTACTCATACAAATCTACCGATAACCTCGCCTTAGGATTATATCCTCTGACGTTAAAAAATCTTTGAACAACAATGTTTTCATTGAGTGTTAACAAAAATTCCATCTTTACTTGATCTTGATCTCTCATTTAATTTAGTTTTTAATTTTTCTTTTTTCTTTTCTCGTAAGTTTCATAAACGGTTTTAAAAAATTTACCCAAGCCTCATCATTCTTAGGTAGGTATTTGAATAACCCATCTTCCATCATGTACTTCATTAGGTTTTTATAACCTCTGTCTGTGGGATCTAAAGTTTCACTGTAGATAGATTCAACCAACTCTTTTCCATCATCTGTTATAAGTGGATTATTGAGGTTTACTATCATTTGGTTTATTTGGTAGTATTGTTCTCCAAGTATACCGCTTTTTGTTTTACCAGTCAAAATATTTGTTAATACTTTTATAGGTTTTTCTTGCGGGATATTTCGTGCAATATCCATTATTTCTTCGATAGTGCATGATTTAGTCAGCACTAAAGGAAAAAACTTTGCAAATGTTTTTTCTCCAAGTGATTGTATTCCATCAATATTGTCTGATTTATCTCCCATGAATACTTTACAGATAAGTACATTTTGGTGTGGGACTTCAATGTCTTTGAACTTAATCCTATCCCCGAATCTATACGTAGTTTTATGTATAGGTGAGTATATTGACACATTCGGGGAAATTAGTTGTGTCAGATCTTTGTCTGCCGAAAATATGATTATGGTTTCATCATTTGCAAGTTGACAATAATAAGCAATTAAGTCATCCGCTTCGTTATTATCTATCTCAACTTGTCTAACAAAAACTTCTTCAAGATACTGCTTAACTCTGATTTTTTGATTTACGTAAGACTCGTATTTGAATTCATTCATATTCAATCTACGATTTGCCTTATATTGGGGATATATTGTTTTTCTGGTAGAAGAGTTTGAATCTCCATCCCAAAATACAACCACCTTATCCAAGTCATACTCCTCCAAAAATCGACGTAATGTGTTTATGAAGTGATATACTCCACCAACATGAGAACCGTCATTATAGAGGTCCTTAACCCCGTGAAAACCAATCTTAAATAGATTGTCTCCATCTACCAATAAAGTCTTAGACACATTGATTATTTAAATGTTAAAAATACGTTACTCACTAATATCATCAGTTGTTTCTTCCAAAGTGATTTCACCAGTCCCTGATAAAATACCATTCCAATATTGTGAGTATTCTTTTTTGTAGGACTCCAACGCTTCTTTAGTGTCTTCGATATATCCTTGTGGTACCGCGATTAACTTACCATCGTTATACCCTAAACCATTTACATGGTTCTTTAAGATTGAAATTTTAGTTCTGATTGCATATCTCACAGTTCTTCCTCCTTTGGTTGCCGTGATGTGGTTAATACCAGCACTTGCTTGGTTACCGAAAAGGAATACTAATGAAGACGCTAACCATAAAGCTTCACCACCTTTTGCCTTAATTGTTGGTTGTCCAAACGGATTGTCAGGAAGAGCAACCCAAGGTTGATTAACAACCACTAAAGTATTGTAATATGCGTAGTCTTCTTTCTTTGATTTAGAAATTCTTGAGTGAACTCCCATACCAATCTTATCAGCAAGTGTTGCTGCGTTATGTTGTTTACCACCCTTACCATCAAAGGTCATCTTACAAGGAATTGAACCTACTGAGTCCCAAAGGAATAAGATTGATTGTTGAATTTCTCCTTTCTCTTGAGCATTTAATACTTCGTTGATAAAGTCAGTAACTTGTTCGATATAATCGAACCCATCGTTAAAGATGAAGTCACCATCCCACTCACCATCAGAATTCTTTTTAGCTTCCAAACCTAATTCAACAGCATGTTCCCAACTCCATTTCTTTTCAGTAATGATAAAGACAGGTAAGTGTCCTTTCTTTTGAGCATCAGCCGCAGCCAATATCATCGCAGTTGTTTTAGAACTATTACTATGTCCCAAGAACATATTGATACCTCCCATAACAGGGCCTGGTAATCCACTAGCGCTTAAGAAAGCATCACCACAAAAGTAGTAGCTAGTTTCTTTATACTTTGTTTTGGTTGAGAACTTATCTTTAAATCCTCCCGATTCTTTTTTCTTAATTCCCGCCATCTT